CCACTCCAGCCACTGCTGTGTATCGGCTGCTGCACGCTCCGAGTGCGTTGCGGGCGGTGGTGGCTGCATCAAGCTCGGTGCTGCAGCTGGTTGGCGTGGCGGTGCTGGACAGGCCAGCGGCGGCATTGGCGTTGAGCTGGGCGATAGTGGTGTGCAAGCTGCGATTGCTAGTAGTGGCAGCAGCCAAAGCACCCTGCAGCTGTTGTTCGCGTTGGGCTTGTTCACGGGCGATCCTTTCGGCTTCTTGCTGTTTGGCCTGCTCTTGGGCACGCACTTGGGCTTGGGCTTGGGCCTGCTGTGCCATGGCACGCAAGGTGGCTTCTTTCTCATCGGCTTTGCGCCGTGCTTCTGCCGTGTCCCAAATGGTTTGCACGCGCTGTGCACCTTGGGCATCCCCTTGGGCAATCAGGTGTGCATTCCAGGTCTTGATCCCAATGACTGCACCCAGCAGTACGACCACAACGATGAGCAAGCGATAGGTGGTACTCATGGCTGGCCACCTTCTTGAGCAGTGCCTAAGCACATCGCCCGCAGCTGCTGGCGGTCGGTCCACACACCACGGCAGCTGCGGTTGTCTGGGTGACTGCAGCGATCGCTGGGCTTGTTGACGGGGCCAGCACGGTCATACAGCAGGAAGGCTTCACACATGCCTGGGTAGTCACCTGCCTGCAGGCGCTGGGCCAAGGTGCTGGGGCCGGTGCGCGCATTGTTTTTGCACACCGTGGTCACGCCGGTGTTGTAGGCCAAGCCCACCAAGGCATCCCACTCCCACTGGTGCAGCGGCATATCGGGCAAACAGCGTTTGAGGCCCCGCTCAAACTCTCCCGCATCAGCCCGCAAACGCACCAGGGCACGCACAGGCGGCAGGGTGTCCCCCATCTTGACGCCACCTGTGGTGCCAAAGCCCACGGTGGCCACCTTGGTGCCATGCACCGGGTCGGGATAGGCTTTTTCGGAGTAGCCCTCGCGTTGGGCGATATAGACCAGACCGCTGGCCGAGAGGGTCAGCGCAATCAGGCTGTTGCGTATTTCATGTGCCATAACCCCCCCAATGCGCCGGGGGGGCTAAATGCGGTGTGGATGTGCAATTCATGCGCGAATAGTCGCGCGCGCGCGTCACACACTCACAATGGAGCGCATCATTTATTGATGGTTTTTCTGAAGGTCGTGGCCTGTCTGGGACAGACTATTCTTGTGTTTGGATCGAACGCACCACACCATTGAGCAGGTACACATACTGGCGCTTGTAGCGGCCCCGATAGTAGACCCATTGCTCCGTTGTGCCATGGGCCATCTGAGTTTTGTTGACGGCATTGGGTTTGCCCCAAGCGTTCAAAACGGCATCACTCACCATCCCGACGGACACCACTTTCTCTGGCTCTTCGGCGGCAACTACCGGGGCAGGTCTGACAGGCTTGGCTTTGTCGCGTTCGCGCTGTGCTTCCACTGCGGCCATGATCTCATCGGGTGTCATCACATCCTTGTTCACAGCTGGGCGTTGTCGGACTTGGGTAGGCACCTGGCGGTCTTGCACCGCACCGGGGCATGGCGTTTCCTGGTAGCTGACACGGCCATCATCCCCCACACATTTGTGGGCCGCCCATGCTGAAGGGGCAATCCAAGTGGAGCACAGCAACAACAAAAAACCGTACCNTTTCAGCATCTCCAGCTCCTTGATGACTCAGCGGCCCATTTTCACCTGCCGCTTAATTTCTGCCCGTTCGATGATCGTCTCACAGTAGCGCTGCGTGCGGAATAACTGGCGAGGCTGTAGCTCAACGACACGCCGCGTGCCCATTTCTTTTTCCATCCAGTTCAGCACCAGCAACTCACACCCTGTGCGCTTCATCAACTGAAGCACCATGCGTTGCTCATTGGTGACAACCGTGCGCGGCCTGTTGGACTGCTCAGGCTCAACGCCAAAAACAGCGTCTTGACCTGGCACTGGCCTGAGGTTGGTGGTGTGCATAGTTTGAACGTGGTAGGTGATTTGGTTCACCACCACCTGACCAGCTGCCGAGCCAACCTGGACGTTGCCAGAGCCCCCAGCAATCTCTAGAGAGGGTGGCTCACCGAGCGAGTTTTGCTCTCCTGTCAATTCAATCTTGTTGTTGATCCAGCCCCATTTAGCCAACCATCGCAAAACCCAATCCCGCATGCGCACTCCCTGCTTGCAACTAAGGCCAAAGGCCCGTGCAAAGGGCCATGGCCACCTTGTTTTTATTTCCCTGACCGACTGACTTTCACGCCACCACCGGCATAGCCCACTTGGACATTGCCAGATCCTTCACTCGAAATGTTTCCCACCTGCACCGCAGTGCCCGCAGCACCCGCCACCGGCTGCACTTCAAGGCCTGCCGCCATCAATGCAGCCGTTTGCAGCAGCGACACCTGCGCAGCTGCATTGCACCGGCGATAGCTCTGCAGCAACGCTTCTTCAGCCGCCTGCAGTGGTGGCTGAGCACGTGCTCCGCTAAGCACAAACATCACATCCACCCCTGCGCTGGCCAGTGCTGCCAGCTGCTCTGCGTTGGGCGCAGTTTTTCCGCTTTCCCAAGAGAAAAGCGTCTGCTTTGTTGTGCCTGCATGTGCCGCAAAAACGGGCTGTGACATCCCCAGGCGCACACGCTCTTCGCGCAGTCTTTCGCCTATGGGCATTTTTTCTTTCCCAAAAAGCACTTGCAAAGGAAAGTTTTCTTTCCCATAATTGATTCCAACAAGTTCAACGCAACCGGCATTAGCTCCAACAAATGCCAACAAACCAAGGAAGACGCATGACGCTCAAAACCCGTGCTGAAGTCCGCCAAGAGTTCGCCAGCCGAGGCTGGTCGATCACAGGGTGGGCCAAACAAAACGGCTACTCGCCCGTTTTGGTCAGCGACATCATCAATGACGATGACAAGCAACCCAAGCGCAAATGCCTGCGCGGTGAGTCCCACAACATCGCCGTGTCGCTGGGCCTTAAGGCTGGGGTGGTTTCCCGTCCTGCCAATGTCCAGTCGTTCGCCATGACGGCAGTTGCGTGAGGGTGCCATGCGGTCTACCTGCAGCAATGTAACAAATTCAGGGGTCGGCGGAAAGTCAACTAGCGCGCTGCACGCGCTGCGTCAAGTTCCTGGGCAATTTGCCCCAACACCCGCCGCGATGCCTGCAGCTTGGTACATGCCTGACCAGGTCTGCGCGCCAGCCTCAACGCCCGTGACATGCGGGGGCCATCAATGAGTCTCGCACCTTCCAGCTCCGCCGTAATCCGCAGCAATGCCTGCGCCACGCCGTCAATACGTCCTGCAAGTTCATCGAATTGGTTGGTGTCCATGTCGTGCTCCGGTGAGTTGGTTGACGCCACTTTGCCAGTGCAAAAGCCGTTTTCTTTACTTCCAACAAAGCATTTGTTTCGACGCAATCAGAGCGAGGGATTTCCAATGAATCAAGCCTTTAGAAACGGCCTGACACCCCGCAGAAAAGGAGGTGCCGCGTGAGCCCAGTCCGCCGCAACTGGAAAAACTTGCGCCCCCACAGCCTGGTGCACGCCTTGCGCCTGTGCAAGGAATTTGCCCAGGAGCGCCACAACCTGAGCGTGGAGCGCATTGCAGACCGCATGGGCGTCACCCATGACTGCCTCTACAAGTGGCTGGCCACAGGCCGCCTACCCGCTGTGCAACTTCCCACATTTGAGCTGGCCTGCGGCTGCAGCTACGCCAGCACNTGNCGTCGACCATCACCAGTGCTGGCAAGTATGTGATCGACCAGCCAAAGGGCTCCAAGCAGCAAGCCACCGACATGGTGGAGTTCAACACCTCCTTTGCCAATGCACTGCAAATGCTCAATGACTTTCACGCAGGTAAAGCGGATGCCGAAGCCACGTTGCAAGCACTGCAGTCCCATGTGGAAAAGGCGGCCTGGCACCACGCCAACGTCTCAGCCTGCAGTAACCCTGAACTGGACTTTGAAGCATGAGCACCGAATCCAAGCCACTTGCGGCCCCTATCCAGAAGACCTGCGATCTGTTTCGCCTGCTGGCAGGCCATGAACTGCTGGGCCTGGCGCCTGGCGAGATTGCCAAGGGCCTAGGCGTGTCGCCTTCCTGGGTGTCGCTCACGCTCCCGGCACTGGCCACCACGGGCTATGTCGAGCAGGTCGAAGGCACCAACCGCTGGCGCTTGGGCGTGCAGTTTGTGCGCATCGCGCTCACGGTAAGCACCAACCTGAACAAAGCGAAGCAGCAACTGGATGACCTCACCAGCCGCTACGCCGTCCCCCTGAACTGATTTTCAACGCAACCTAACCTACGAGAGAAAAACATGGCTCGCAACCAAACACCCGCCCCACAAATCAAAGAAGTGCCCGCCAACGAAGTGGCCATTGCGCAAGACTTCCACGCTGCCAATCAGCTGGCTGCCATGACGATCTCGGCCAACGCCCAGGCGCTAGAGATGGCACAAAAGATTGGCTACGACGGGGCTGTCACGGTGGGAGCGCTGGAAGATGAAATCCGCTTCTACCAACAACGCACTGTGGAAGCTGCGCTGGAAACCGGAAAGCGCCTGCTGGTGCTCAAAGAGCTGACACCCCATGGCGAGTTCACACAGCGTGTGGAGATGCTGGGATTCAGCGATCGCACCGCACGCCGCTTTATGCAGGCTGCCGCAAAGACAGCCAAATCGGCCAATTTGGCCGTTTTGGCCAACCGTGTGAAATCGGCCAGCGCCTTCCTGGAGCTGGTTACGCACGACGACGATGTGCTGGAGAACCTGGCCGAAATGGATGACATCGACCGCCTGCCAGCCAGTGAGTTGCGCAAACGCCTGCGTGAAGCGTCAGAGGAAAAGAAGGCCACCGACCAGCTGCTGGAGAAGAAAAACCAACAGATCGACAAGCTGGAGCGTGAGAAGCAGCGCATTGCCTTGCTCAAGCCTGACGAAGTGCTGGCAGAGGTGAAAACCGAAGCCACCCGCATCGCCACCGACGCAGTGGGTGCGATCAAGGGCGGCGTGCGCCAAGCCCTGGTCAAGCTGCAAGAGCTGCCAGATGGCAGCACCCAGACGGCCTTTGCCGCCGGGCTGATCGGTGAGCTGCAGGCCGAGATCAATGCCCTGCGGGAAGAGTTTGGCCTACCAGATGTGGCCAGCGCCGCTGAGCGTGAGCTGGCAGCGGACACCGCGCAGTGGGCCGCCACAGACGCACCAAGCGCATAAGGACAGGCCATGCGCATCAGTGCAACGCTCACCCAACGTCTGGTGCAAGTGGCCGCCCAGGCCGCTGCCGCCCCAGCAGGTGGCAAGCAGGCCGTGCTGAAAGCGGCCTGCCAAGAGCTAAGCATCAGCCTGCCCACTCTGTACCGCTATCTGGACAAACTCACTGTGAAAAAAGAACGCAAACAGCGCTGCGATGCAGGAGCGGTCAACCTGCCCCGCGCAGAGGCCGTCACCATCAGCGCCTTGTTGATGGTCAGCCACCGCAAGAGCAACAAGCGCCTGATGTCCATCGGTCAAGCCTTGGAGATCCTGCGCGCCAACGGCGAGGTGCGTGCCGAACGCATTGACCCTGACTCTGGCGAAGTGGTGCCCCTGTCAGAAAGCGCGGTGGCCCGTGCCCTGCGCAACTATGGCCTGCACCCTGACCAGCTCAACCGTGCGACCCCAGCGGTGGAGCTGCGCAGCTTGCACCCCAACCATGTCTGGCAGATCGACGCCTCCCTGTGTGTGCTGTATTACCTCAAGGAAAGCAGCGCCAAAGAAAGCGGCCTGCAGGTGATGCAGCACGACCAGTTCTACAAGAACAAGCCCGCCAACCTGGCACGCATTGCTGCTGACCGGGTGTGGTCCTATGAAGTCACGGACCACAACAGCGGGGCCATCTACCTGGAATACGTGATGGGCGCGGAGTCTGCCGCCAACCTCACCACCGTGTTTATCAATGCCATTCAGCAACGCCCAGGCGAGCCTTTCTATGGGGTGCCTCGGATGCTGATGATGGACATGGGTAGCGCCAATACCTCAGGCCTGTTCGCCAACCTGGCACGCCGCCTGCAGGTGCAGCTCATTGCCCACGCGGCAGGCAACGCCCGCGCCACTGGTCAGGTGGAAAAAAGCCGCGATCTGATCGAACGCAGCTTTGAGGCCGGTCTGCGCTTGGCTCCGGTGGCCAACTTGGAGGAGCTGAACCAGCAGGCCCGTCGCTGGGCCAAATGGTTCAACGCC